TTCTTCGTCAGATACAGGTAAATCGTTAACAATTTCTGCATCATAACCCATGTTTATCAATTCAGACCTCGTTTTATAGACTCTATGAGCTATAAAATTGCAATCTTTCATCGAAGTTGCTCTTTTAGACACCAAAATATCTTCTGGTGGTACACTTTCTATCTTTACTCTGCCAAAATCTGATATTCTTTTTAATTCAACATCATATTTGACAGGGAAAAGAGCATCGTCAGATGCTTTTTCTTCAACATTGACTATCTCAACCTCTGTATCAAGGAGTAGTGAATTGTATTCATTTTCGGTAAGGTCTTGATATTGCTCTTTTCTCTGTTCTTTGCTTGGATTCCAATAAATTTTACAAAAACCATTCTTTTGAAGTAAAGCTGTTTTGAATAAATCATATAAAATACTGAAACCATCATTATCTTTATTAAAAATGTGGTTACAATAGTTTGAAATACTCTCTGCAAACTTCGTATCTTCTGGTTGTGTTGCTTCAAATCTTACCATGCGATCACTCTGCGTAAACATACGCATTAAACTTGGTAAGACGGACTCTACTGTTTCCAATAATTCTTGTGTAACAACAGCACTTCTGCCTTCAACCTCGTTGCCGTATGGCTCTCCGAGATAATATTTTAGCGATTGCTGTCGTTGTTCCGATAAATCGGAAGTGTAATACCCTAAAGAGTTTTGCACTTCTTGTGATATTACTTGTAATAATTCTGAATCTGTTTTTTTTGCCATTACATAATTCCTAAACTTGGATATTTAATTTCTGTACTCCAATTTGATGATGTATTTAATCCAACCGCCAGGTATCTGAAAGCATCCGCACTATGCGAAGTCCAATCATGTACTGGTCTATTCTTAACTTCTCCTCTTTCAGTTGTACTCCACCGATATTGACGAAGTGCATCTAATCCTAATTTTGTTTTTTCGTGATCAAACCAACATCTTGATAAAATCATTCTAACTGCATTGATGCCATCTTCTATTGGCAGCTTCGGAACAATACTCGTAACCAGACCTAAACTCTGTGCTGTTTCAATCCTGGAGTTTCCAGTTCCAATCTCTCGGACACTTGCATCGTGAGGAAAGTAATGTGTGTCATACACATAACCTTTATCCTGGAGCATCCCTGCATAGTATTCTAAACCTTCACCGCTATCTTCTTCGTAGTCAATCAAATGTATTGCAGATCCTACTTGCTGAACAAACCAGATAGACGTTTTATCTGCCATTCCTAGATCCCAAAAAGTATTAACTTTATGCTTGGAGTCATAGGGAACTTTGGTAATTCTGTTTTGTTCGTCAGCCAGATTTAAGCTTTTGCCGTAGATTGAGCCAATCCCTGCACTATCAAACGAGCATTCAAACTCTGCTTCATAGATTTCTGGTGGCATCAACTTCTTGGCTTCTGCCAGTTCTTCTTCGTTTACAATTCCTGTTTCACTTGCCTTAAAAGATTTAGCATACCATTGTTCATGGTGCTGTCCGTAATCAAACAACTCCCAAAAGCTATTTCTTCCGGCAGGTGTTCCAATACTAATCATCCAACCTTCACGATCTACTAATGCAGGTCGTACAATCTCTGTCCATAGATTGCTCGGCATTTGCGAAGTTTCGTCTAAGACACACCCATCCATGTACAAGCCACGCAAGGTATTAGGTCTTTCGCAACCCAAGAGCTGAATACGACCACCATTTGGTAAATCACATCGCAGCTCTGTTTCATGGTATTGCACATCTGGGAGGACATCTGTGTAATATTTTAAATAATCCCAACAGTTTCTTTTTGAAATCGAATATGTTGGCGAAATGTAATAGTATCGTGGATTAGGTAATTCGTTTTGCAAACACTTCTTAATCATTTCATTGATGCAAAGAACTGTTTTACCAAATCTACGGTGGCATACTAAAACATTAAATCTCTTTAATGATTCGTGTATCTCTTTTTGTAACTGTCTAGGTTTATAGGGTATTGTTATCTTCTTCACTTTTTATTATCGCCTTGCCGATAGTTTCTATTATTTGTGGTACGATAGCATTGCCTAATGCCTTTATTCTTCTTGCTCGATCTTTGTCCAATTCGTAGGAAATCCCATTAGGAACTCCACAAAGTTTGGATTGAGTTTGCCACCAGTTTTCGGTTTCTCCAGGAACAACATCGCATCCGAGAGTTTTGCTCCGAAAGTCTTGTGTTTCGCATTCGGATTTTTCTTGCGTAACAGGAAGCTCCCTGTCTTGCTGATCTCCACTCGATCCGATTGTTCCCCACCTTCCTCGCAACCTACTGTTGGAGTTGGAAGTAATCTTACTGCCATTGGCAGCGGTGTTCCACCCTGTTTGTATTTCGTCTGTCGTTCTACTGCCGAGTCCTGCGTTGGAGTTGGCAATAAACCAAATTCTTTCTCGTCTGTGCCATGCACCTTTGCCGATAGCTGGTATATTAAACGCTTGGACTTCGTAACCTTCACTTTCCAAGTCAGAATGCACAATGTTGAATGCCAAGCCGTCTTGTGTTGTAACAATTCCTCGCACATTTTCTGCAATAACCCATCTTGGTTTCGTTTGTTTGATAATGTCAAACATTTCTCCCCAGAGATAGCGGTCATCATCCGTACCTCGTTGCCTTCCTGCAACGGAGAAACCCTGACAGGGGAATCCTCCGCAAACAAGGAATACTGGTTGGTCAATTGAAACCTCTCTTATGTCGTTAAAGATCTTCGTATTACCAAAATTCTTTTTTAAAACCTTTTGGCAAAAAGGATCATTTTCAGCGAATGCGATAGTTTTAAATCTTTTGTCTGCATTGTGTAGTCCAAGACTAAATCCACCAATGCCAGAAAACAAATCAACGATGTTTAGCTGCACTATTTTTGTTTAAGAAAATCATTCATGCGAGAAACATCTTTGCCTTTAACAACTCCTTTACCTGAATTATCAGAAAAGTTTGATTTGTTGTTAAGAGCTTGTACTAAGTCCGTAAAGGAAATTACCTTCGGCTTATTTTGTTTTGGTTTTTTTTTCGTCATAAAATTCGTAAGTAAAATTGTGCTGAGTATAAATGGGATGTAATATAAATATTTATTTACACATGGGGGTTGTTAAAAATTTTAACCCATTTTTTAATTAATATTACACAACATTTACACAACATTTAAATTTTTTGGCTGTATTCTGCTAAAAAAAACGGTTGTTGTAACCGTTATTGTAAAAACTCATAAGAGATCTGTGTCAAAAAATCTGTTTCTTATGTATTAACGCAATAATTCCGTTGTATTCTCTTCAATTGTATTACTTTTATTCTTTTTACCTTCGTTCTTCTTTATCTTCTTCTTAGTACAATATACGTCAATATCGTTCCCAATTTGAAACCCATTATTTAAAAGATCTGTAACCCTTAATAATTCAATTTCATTGTCTTTGATCGTTTGTGCTTGTTCTTGGTCTATATGATTTAATTTTAAATTATTTATCATATTATATATATTAGTCCTTGCATAATATTATATATAGGTTAATGTTAGTCATAACATAATAACAAGGAGTAATTATGAATATAGACTATTACAAACCTTTTCTTCAAACAATTGAAGAAAACACAGACAACAACAACCACACAGAAAACTGTGTTTTGATTGCTTATAATTTTGGAAGTAAGTTCCAATGTGAACAAGCAATTGAAATAAGAAAAGATCACGAACAAAAACAATCAATTGACTATTTTGTTTCAATGGCTCGTGATTACTTAATAAAAGATGTTTTAAACAACATGAGCAACAAGAAGTTAGCTCGTGAAATCAACAAAAGATTATAGGAGTAACAATGAAAATTAAATATATCGCTACAATTAAACAATGGCACGATAAAATAAACGGCAATACTTACTTTTCAGCAAATATTGACGATTTGGTAAAAGACAAAACTTATAAAATCCCTTTTCAATACGGTTATGGATCGCAAGGTGAATATACTTGTAAAGAGTATTTGGGATTAAAAGGTTTTAATTCTGATCTACCAATTAAATTTATAACAATTCCAAATTGTAAACAAAGAGAAGTTAAACAATTTGGAGAGGAGTAACAATGAAACAAATAAAAGTTTTATTATTAGTTATTAATTCTATCATGTTGGCTTGGATGCTAACTGAATATAATATTTTTCAAGGTACTTTTATCAGTAATGTTTTTTTAATTGGTTTAAGTATGTGTTGGATCAAATGCTATGATTTAATCATAAACAATGAAAGCGAGTAAAAATGAAACAAGATAAAATATTTAACTTTTTAAAAACTATCAATTTAGAAGATAAACAATTTATTTTAAATTATCTTCTTATGAGTGATGATACAGACTATTTTTTACACAGTAATCAAAAAGGAATAGGTTTTAATACTGATAAAAAAGATGCTGTATTTTGCACTCTTAACGGCTTAACAATCCAAATTAATATTGAATTGGATAAACTGCGAATGTGTGCCGTTAATGAAAAAAAATCTAAAATAAAAGGTGATAAAATCAATTGGAATAAGACTAAGCTTAATTCCTTTGAAATAATCACAAAGGAGTAACAATGAATAATATAATTATTAGACCATTTAACACTATAAAAAATGCTAGTAATGGTAAAATTACTGAGCATATTTTAGAAAAAAATAAAATATCTAAATTGTATAAATATCTTAACAAGAACGGTTACAAAGATAATTGGCAAGAAATACCGCCAAATACTGAGTATAATTTGGATAAAATTAAAAAATATCTTAATGATAATGGTTACATTGTGATAAAAAACCCTAGTATTAAGGAGTAAACATGAAAGACTTAAAAGAGCCAATTACTTTAAATGAATATAATTCAAGTTTATTCCGTGTTTCCTGGAATGATGATGAATTAATACAAATTCATTCCGAAAAAACATTGAAAGACGAATATCAAAAAACAAATTTATTTGATGATCATTTAACATGGATTGGTTATCCTAATAACATTTTTAATGCTAATGATTATCAAAGATCATTCAAAACTTTAAACGATGTCATTTATTTTTTAAATGATGATGATTCAAAGTTTTTACCAATTCATTTTGTTTCTGATAATTGTCGAATAGAAAGAATTAAATGAAACATAGTGAATTAAAAAAATTAATGAGTTCGCTTGATATTAGTCAAGCGGACTTGTGCCGTATTTGTTTTGATCAAGTAACGAATTCTGATCGTGTTATAGTTTCTACTTGGTTAAGCGGTAGAAAGCCAATCCCTCGTTGGGTTAAACAAGTTTTAAAATATTATAAAGATAGTCAAAATTAATTTTTGGCTATCAATGTATTGTTGGTTTAGTTGTTAAACTTCTTTCTGATTCAAACTGTTTTACAAATTCTTTTATTTCTCCTGCACTTTCAAAACTTGTAAAATGTGCAATTAATTCTGGTTTATTAGTAATATTATTTGTTATTAAATAAAAAGTTACAAAAGGATCATTATTTAATAATTCTTCTTCAAACATTTTATTTACTCCATTCAATTGAAAACTTTTCACCTTTATTATTTGTTAATGATAGTTGTTGTTTATCTGTACCAAATGTTTTTGGACTTAGTTTTGATGCTAAAAATTGTTTATGCTTAACAAGTATGTCTAAAGCTTTTATTGAATTTAAATTAACTTTTTTATCAGTAGCATCTTTAATCATATCTTTGCATTGATCTTCCACCTGATCTAATGTGAAGTGAATACCATCACTCTTTGCTTGTTCGTATTGTTCTCTTAACTCTGGTTTTTCATTCATCCATTTTCTAAATGTATTCCATGATAAATTTTCTTTCGCTATTGCTTTTCTAATGCTTTCACCTGTTGCAAGAGCTTCAAGAATACGTTTTATTGCATTCCTTGATTGGTTAAACTTAGGCGGTCTGCCTTGTGCTTTTATAACTTTATTCATAATTATTTGGAAAAAAAAGAAACTTCTTCGAGTCTAGTAATAAAATAGAGTAAAATTGTCAAAACTGTCAATAAAAAAATAATTTTTTTTTATTCGTACTTTGGAGCAATGAGTCTGTAAACTTTTTCTTTTTCTTTTAGTTTAAAATTCAATTTTATTTTTAAAATAATTGTCATTAATAATTCGCTATATTTATTTTTTACTTTTCTACGATCTAATGCTGTTAATCTACCAATCTTACTCCAGGATAACCGTTTACCCCTTAACCATATTATTTTGCGATCTTCGTCATTATTTATTAATTGAATTAATTTTAATGCTAATTCCCAACGAGATA